GTGTGTCCGCCGATGGGGTGAGTGCTCAGCACGCCACCGACACGGCCGCGTTCATGGCGCCGATGGCTCGCCGCTGCCTGAATCGGGTGTCATGGAAGCACGCCCCGATTCGGGTGCGTGGCGGCCGACACCTCGTGGTCGACACCGGCGACCGTAACGATGCCGTGCGCGACGACGCGCTCATTTGGTCACCGATGGGCGCTGATGGCTCGTTCCGTGCCGGCCACGCTGACCCCATGTCGCAGCGGTACGGGCAGGCCGTCCGATGACCTGGCGGGCCGGCACCACGGTCACGGTGCTGCGCGGCACCGGTACCGACCGATTCGATGATCCGATCGACATCGATGTGGTGGTGTATGACCGGGTGCCGGCCTCGATCATGGAAGGGCCGATGAACTCCCGTTCGCGGCCGGCTGATGGGCGCACCGATCAGGTCCGGTCGTACACGGTGCGGATGGCGCCCAACATCACGTTGCGTAAGTACGACCGGATCCGCGACGAGCGCACCGGCGCTGTCTACGTTTTCGACACGGTGGATGACCCGACCACGCCGAGTAATCCAGCCGGTCATACCTCTCGGCGCGTGACGGTTCGTAAGGTAACGTAACTAACCAGGTGGCCGCCCCACCAGGCCGGGCAGACCGGCCGGGGCGCCGACCACGACGACCGCCGACGCAGAGGAGGTGGCCCCCATGGCGCGCGCCGGCGCACACTACTCGAACCTGCGGATCAATCCCGGTTACGAGGCATGGTTCAAGGTCCACCAGGGCGCCAACGTCAAGCGAACCACCGAGGCGATCGCCGACGATGCCCGCGCGGGCTGCCCGTACGACTCGGGCGAGTTGTTCGAGTCGATCAAGGAGCGCTACCCGGGCGACCTGATCGGCGTGGTCGAAGTCGGAACCGATCACTGGGAAGCCACCGAGTACGGCTCGCCGCCACACCTCATCGTGTCGCACGGCGACTACTCGTTGCACAACCCCGAGACGGGCGAGTACTTCGGCCGGGTCGTGCACCACCCGGGCACCCCCGCGCAACCGTTCATGCGCCCGGCCATCTACCAGCGCCGCTCTCTGGCTGGTGCGTGATGGCGCTCGCGCTGCCGCTGCACGCCAACAACGAGTTGGTCACCCTGGCGTGGATCCGCGACGTCGTCACCGCCTACGGGGTCTCGGCGGGCACGACGTTGCAGGGACCCGACCCGGAAACGCTTGTCCTACCTTGGGGTGATGTCGGCTTCGTGACCACGCTCACCGTGGGTGGGTCGGTCAACACCAACACCCCGATGCGTGAGCCGGTCATGTCCGTCGAGTGCGTCGCGGCCAACGTCGGCAAGAGCCGGCCGCCGTGGGGACGGGCCATCGGGATCGCGGAACTGATCATCCGGGCCACCGAATGGACCGGATGGGGCTCCACGGCGCGTGCGGTCGTCCTGCCGAGCGGCTACCCGGGCGCTCGCGTGTGGGACGGCTCCGCGCTCACCGAACCGAAGCGCGTCCCGTCCGATGAGGCGGGTTACGCGCGGTACAGCTTCGACATGTCCATGTCGTGGGTAGAGCTGTAGAGGCAGAAAAGGGGCAGGAGAGTACGCATGGCCAACAAACTCGCATACCAGGTAATAATGGGTGCAGCCTCGCTCTACACGGGCCTGTACCAGGCGACCGAGCCCGCCAGCGCCGCCGTCAACGTGGCGCCACAGGCCTCCGCGTGGACTGATGCCGGCTTCACCGACGACGGCTCGACCATCATGCTCAATCAGGAGTTCGCGACCATGACGGTCGACCAGATCTCCGACATCATCGGCCGGAAGATGACCCAGCGGGACGTGCAGGTCAAGACGAATCTGGCCGAGTCCACCTTGGAGAACCTCACGATCGGCTTGAACTCCGGCAGCATCTCCACCGGTTCGGGCTATCGGGAGTACACGCCGGTATTCAACGGCAATGAGCTGCAGCCGACCTACTTCGCCGTGATCCTCGACGGCCTCGCGCCGGCCAGCGCGGCGGGTGTGAGCAAGCGGCGCCGCTTCACGCTGCGTCGATGCCTGTCAATCGACAACGTGGAGACGGCGTACAAGAAGGGCGACATGACGCTCGTGCCGGTGACGTTCGGGTGCCACTACATTGACACCACCACGGCACCATTCAAGATCACCGACGAGACGTAAGAGTCCACTGTGGATGGCGGTCGTGGTCCAGGACTTCCGTCCACAGTGGAATGACCCACCCGCGAGAAAGAGGCTGAGATGTCCGAAACCCCCTACCGGCCCGGCAAGCATGGCCCGATTCGACTGAGCCGTAGCGCGCCGGCACCCACCATCGAGCGCGAGTCATTCTTTTTTATCGATGATGACGAATACGTGATCATCAAGAATCCCAGTCCCGCGATGGGGTTGCGGTTCATCGAAATGGTCCGCACCCGGGGCGAGGCGGTCGCCCAGGCCGAGCTGTTCGACATGCTCGTCGGCCACGTCGACAACCCCGAGCGGCCCGGCAGCCTGCGGGCACTGTCCAAGCTGGAAGGCATCACGGAAGGCGAGGTGGCCGCACTCATGGGGGTGGTCGGCGACAAGCTCATGGCGGTAGCGAACAAGGTTTCGGGAAACTAGCTGGCCGAGTGACCGAGGTTGGATGGGTGATCGACTACCTGCCCGACATCGAGTCGGACTTCTCGGCCATCCACGGAATCTGGATCGACATCGAGGCGAGCCAGTTCGCTGGGCTCACCTCTCGGCGGTTCTTCCAGCTGGCGGAGCGGCTCCCCGCCTACCAGGGCGTCATGCAGGCGCACGTGATGGCTGAGGAGCAGCGACGTCAGGAGCGCGAGCAGGGCACGCCGGTCACCGCGCCGGCCGCCGGCGGGGGAGGGGGCGTGGACGGCTGGCAGGGCGTCAAAGTCATCCCGCTGACGCCGGAGATGGCCGCACACGGCATGGACGCGCTTGGGCTCGGCGGGGTGGTCGACTACGCCACTTCGAGCGGTTGACGGGAGGAGGTCGGCATGGCGGCAGGTCACGGATTCCGCATCGCGGAAGGGTATCTGGAGGTCACGGCCGACCACTCCAAGGCCGATCGGGAGATGGACGGCTTTTTTCGGGACGTCAATGGGCGCCTGCACGACCAGCAGGGTCGCTTCGCCAAAGAGGGGCAGATCTCCGGGGAACGCTACGCGGAGGAACTCGAACACGCCGCCGACCGTAAAAACCGCCAGAGCATCGGCGGTCTCGCCCAGCGGTTCGGAAAGCGCTTCCTCGGCGTTGGCATGATGGCCGGGAGGTTGTTCGCCAACGGATTCGTCCTCAAGGCGGTGGCCGGGCTCGCCGCACTGCCCTCCGCGCTTTCGGTGACCAGCGCACTCGCGCAGGGGCTCGCGCAGATGGGTGGCGCCATTGCCGCGCTCGCGCCAGCTACCATTGGTGCCGCGATCTTCAGCATGGTCACGCTGAAGACCGCGCTGTCCGGGGTGGGTGACGCTCTCAAGGCTGGACTGTCCGGCGATGCGGAGAAGTTCGGGAAGGCGCTCGAAAAGCTCGCTCCAGCCGCACGGGAGGCCGTGAAACAGTTCGTGGCGCTCGCGCCGGCCGCCCGCCAGCTGAAACAGGCTGTACAGAACAGTTTCTTCGCCCCATGGCTCGACGACATCAAGCCTCTGGCCGGGACGTACCTGCCAATTCTGTTGCAGGAGATGTCCTGGCTTTCGGCGTCCGCCGGCATGGTCGTACGCGACATCGCCCGGCTGTTCGAAACGCCGGCCGCCGCGCAGAAGTTCCACGACATGCTGACCGGGTTCGTGCAGGCCTTCGACAACATCGCCAGCGGCCTGCCCGGCATCGTGTCGGGGTTTTTCGACCTTGCCGCCGCCGGTTCGGTGTGGATCGGCCGTCTCACTGAGGGATTCGACGGTCTCAGCCAACGCTTCGCCGAGTGGTCGGCATCGTTCGTCAACAGCGGTGGATTCGACGCGTTCGTCTCACGCGGCCTTGGTTTGATCGGAAAACTCACCGACGCTCTCACCGACGTGGTCGGCATCGTGCGCAAGGTGTTCGCGGCCGTACCCGGCGACGGTGGCCTGTTCACCGCGCTG